CTTGTTGTAGAGAAATTAAGAAAACTATGAGTATTATTTCAAGAGCTGGTGATTTATTTTATTCCTATAGGTTCTTAAAACTTCTTGTTACTCCATGGGAAAAACAAGAGGCCTATAAATTAGGAATTATCGATAAAGACGGCAAAGTCATTAAAAAAAATAGAAATAGTCCAGAAGAAAAATCTGCATATACTGTTTTTCATCGACTTGTATTCAATATCAAAAGACTTATAAATAAGCTTCCACTTGGTACAACTAAATTAGCATCTTGGGCTTCAGCGTTATTCTTAATTAAAGAAGAAACTGGAATGACAGAAGAAGCTATATTAAAAGTTCTTAAGAAAATGGATATAGATTTTGATGATACGTTATTTGAATCAACTTGGTATATGAATAACGGTATGCTGCAGCCAGGTATTTATACTCTTATGAACAATGTTGCTTCTCCAAAAACTGGAGAAATAATTGCTTTTGCAAATTCTAAAATAACAGTTCACGAAGATTGCTTTCCTATAGATACTGTTATAGGTATGCCAATATATCAAGTAACGCATATTAAAACAAATCAAAAAATATTCATCAATCCTGAGGAAATTGGACGATGAAAACTTTTAAAGAATACGAAGAAGAAGTAACAGCAAATTCAGTTGCAGCAGGTGGGGTAGATTTATCACCTACTGGTAAACTAAATTTATTTCGTAGAGATAAAAGAAAAAAATATAGTACAGAAAGAATGTATAGAAAATCATTAGGTCTTAAGCAAATTAAGGAAAAATAATGGTAAAACTATTCATTACAATATTTTTTATTTTTATATTATGCGGTGCTGGATTCGCAGCAAAATCATATTATGATGATACTCAAGCACAGATTCAAAGAATGGCTACTGAAAATGCAACGTTAAATTTAGCGATGCAACAGCAGCAAGCTTCTATGGAAGCAATGAAGTTAGCAGCAGAAAAACAATTAGCTCTTAATACAGAACTCCAAGCAAACTTACAGGCAGCAAATGCCGGATTGAGTGAGATACGTCAAAAGTTATCTAATCACGATTTAACTAGATTAGCTTTGGCAAGACCTGGACTAATACAAACAAGGATTAATAAAGGTACACAAGATGCATTTAGAAAATTTGAAGAAGACACTGGCAATACTTCTGACTCTGAGTTTACTGTTACTCAGTAGCGGTTGTACAGTATTTCCAAAAGATTGGTTTGCTAAAAAAGAACCGCCAAAACCTGAAATTAGAACTGTTATTATTAATAAAACAGAATATCCTGATATTGAGATTCAACCTCATCCGCAACCAATAGAACTTTCTAATGTTGAATGGTTTGTTGTTACTCCTGATAATTTAGAACAATTCTTAGCTGATTGGGAAAAGAATAATACCCAAATCGTTTTTATTGCAACTTCAGTACCAGGATATGAAAACCTATCTATAAATTTGCAGGAGCTTAGACGTTATGTTCTACAGCAACAGCAATTAATATTATATTATGAAAAGGCTGTCGACTTTACAGAAGAAAGAAAAGCAGCAGAAGCAGCTGCTCAACTTCAAATTGAAGCAGCGCAAAATCAGTAGTTTACAAAGTATTAAAAATAATATATAATATACCTTAAATACTTAATTTGATGTGAAGGATATTCCATGGCTAAACGCGAATACATGGGTATTCAAATAGACCCCTCCCGTGACGAACTATTTGATACCTTAGGCATTCAACGCCTAAAAGAAAGTTACATGTTAGATGATGAAACATCCCCTCAAGAAAGATTCGCATATGTAAGTAAAACATTTTCATCTAATGATGAACATGCTCAAAGACTTTATGATTATGCATCTAGGCATTGGTTATCTTATTCTACGCCAATTCTTTCTTATGGAAGATCTAAAAGGGGTATGCCTATCTCATGTTTCTTAAATTATATTCCAGATACGGCAGAGGGATTAGTTGAGAATCTTTCTGAAACTAATTGGCTAAGTATGCTTGGAGGCGGAGTTGGAATTGGTTTTGGTATTCGTGCTTCTGATGATAAGTCTACAGGCGTTATGCCTCACCTTAAAACTTATGATTCATCTTGCTTGGCTTATCGCCAAGGTCGTACTCGACGTGGTTCCTATGCCACTTATCTTGATATTAGCCATCCTGATGTTATAATGTTTTTAGAAATGCGTAAACCAACAGGAGATCAAAATGTACGCTGTCTTAATCTTCATCATGGCATTAATATTAGCGATAGGTTTATGGAGATTATTGAAAGGTGCACGACAGACCCAAAAGCCGACGATGGATGGAACCTCATTGATCCGCACTCCGGGGAAATCAAAGAAACGATATCAGCAAAAGCCATTTGGCAGAAAATCCTAGAATTAAGAATGGAAACTGGTGAACCATATATTCACTTTATTGATACAAGTAATAATAATTTACCAGAATTTCAAAAGAACCTTGGACTTAAAGTTCATCAATCAAATCTTTGTTCTGAAATTATTCTTCCAACAGATAATGAAAGAACAGCTGTATGTTGTTTATCATCAGTTAATCTTGAGTATTACGATTCATGGAGTAAGAATTCACATTTCCTCAAAGATATGGCTGAAATGCTTGATAATGTATTACAACATTTTATTGATAATGCTCCTGATCAAGTTGCACGTGCTAAGTTCTCTGCAATGCGTGAAAGAAGTATTGGTATCGGAGCACTTGGCTTTCATGCTTATTTGCAAAAGAATATGATTGCATGGGAATCGTGGCAAGCAACAAGTGCAAATATGAGAATGTTTAGACATATAAGAGGTAAATTAGATGAAGCAAATTTGGAACTCGGCAGTGAGCGAGGAGAGGCGCCTGATGCAGCTGGCACAGGAAGAAGGTTTAGTCATGTTATGGCTATCGCACCTAACGCTTCTAGTTCTATTATTATGGGTAACACTTCACCAAGTATTGAACCTTTTCGTGCAAATGCCTATCGTCAGGACACGCTTAGTGGAGCGTATCTCAACAAAAATAAGTATTTGGATAATCTTATTAAACTCAAATTGGATAATAATGAAGCAAAAGGTGAGTACGATGAAATTTGGTCGTCGGTAATTTCTAACGATGGTTCAGCACAACATCTTAATTTCTTATCACAAGAAGAAAAAGCCGTGTTTAAAACATCGATGGAAATCGATCAACGGTGGCTGATAGATCACGCGGCTAAACGACAGACTTTTATTGACCAAGCTCAATCTTTAAATTTATTCTTTAGGCCAGATGTTAATATTAAATACCTACATCTTGTTCATTTCCTTGCTTGGAAAACAGGACTAAAAACACTTTATTACTGCCGTTCTGAAAAAATAGGTAAGGCTGATAAAGTATCACGACGTATCGAAAGAGAAATTATTAAAGAAGCAGATATGACAGCATTAATAGAAGATTCAACATGTTTAGCGTGTGAGGGATAATGAAAAATTTAACCGAAGAAAGATCGTATTTTAAACCTTTTAATTATCCATGGGCTTATGAAGCATGGTTAAAACATGAACAATCACACTGGTTACACACTGAAGTACCGATGATTGATGATGTAAAAGATTGGAAAAACAAATTAACACATGAGGAAAAAGCTTTCCTTACTAATATTTTTCGTTTCTTTACTCAAGGCGATATTGATGTGGCAGGTGGTTATGTTAATAACTATCTTCCATATTTTAAACAACCAGAAGTACGTATGATGCTTGCTGGATTTGCAGCAAGAGAAGCTTTACATGTTGCTGCTTATTCTCATCTTATTGAAACTCTTGGTATGCCAGAATCAACATATAATGAATTCCTTGAATATGAAGCTATGCGAGATAAGCATGATTACTTTACAGATTTATCAAAAGCAAATGGTACAAAAGAGTCAGTAGCTACAAACATTGCTGCGTTTTCAGCATTCACTGAAGGTATGCAGTTATTCTCCTCTTTTATTATGTTGCTGAACTTTCCACGTCATGGTAAAATGAAGGGTATGGGACAGATTGTTACTTGGTCTATTGTTGATGAAACAATGCATGCTGAATCTATGATTAAAGTATTTCGTACATACGTTGAAGAGAATATTAGTATATGGAATGATGATCTTAAATCAGCAATATATACAATTGCTGAAAGGATGGTTGAGCTAGAAGACAAGTTTATTGACTTAGCCTTTGCTATTGGACCAATGGAAGATTTAACTCCTGAAGATGTAAAGAAATATATCCGCTATATTGCAGATCGACGTTTAATCTCTCTTGGATTAAAAGGTATTTTTAAAGTAAAGAAAAATCCACTATTATGGGTAGAAGAAATGATTAATGCTCCTACTCATACAAACTTTTTCGAAAACCGCGCAACTGATTATGCGCGTGGAGCATTAACAGGTAATTGGTCAGACGTATGGGGTAAAGAATAATATGTCTAAAAAAACTACAGAGCATTTTTGTATTAATTGTAGCTGTGAATATATGGTTACTCGTGATGAAAATATTTTTGAAGAAGAACCAACATTTTGTCCTTTTTGTTCACACGTGAATGAAGAAGATTTATATCAAGATGACTTTCAAGATTATCTCTCATAAAGTATTATACATAGTCCATAAAGGTATAAAATGGGCTATGTATGAACCAATGGTTATTAGAAGATAAAATATACGAACCTGAAAATTTAGATCCTAAAGAAATATATGGTTTTGTATACTTAATTGAAAACTTAAAGACTGGTAAGAAATATATTGGAAAAAAATTCTTTTGGTCTATGAAGACCCGTCAAGTAAAAAAGAAAAAGAAAAGATATAAAGCTGAGTCTGATTGGAAAGAATATTACGGTTCTAATGAAGAATTAAAGAATGATGTACAAAATCTAGGAATGGATTGCTTTAAAAGAACTATATTACATATATGTAAAACAAAAGCAGAATGTGCTTATTTAGAATTAAAAGAGCAAATTGAAAGAAATGCTATTTTACGAGACGATTATTATAATGCCTGGATTCAAGTAAAAGTAAGAAAAGCGCATTTAAAAGGTTTACATATCTCGAAAAAAGTTGTATAATATGTTATATATGTGAACAGGTATATTTTATGATTATTATAGATTATAACGGAATAGCACTTTCAAACGTTATAGCGCAAAAATTAGGAACGAATGAAGATCTTATTCGTCATATGATTCTTAATTCTATACGCATGTATAATGCAAAATTTAAGGAGAAATACGGGCAAATAGTTATTGCTTGTGATTCTCGCTCTTGGCGTAAAGAAGTATTTCCTGAATATAAATTTAAAAGAAAAGAATCTCGTGAAAGTTCTGATATGGATTGGAATGAGATATTTCGTATCATTAACCAAATCCGTGAAGATCTTCGTGATAACTTTCCTTATAAAGTACTCCATATCGATCGCTGTGAAGCAGATGATATTATTGGTTCGCTTGTATTTTACACTCAAGAATTTGGTAGTCATGAGCCAGTAATGATCGTATCTGCTGATAAAGATTTTATTCAACTTCACAGATTTGAAAATGTAAGACAGTTTTCACCAATGAATAAAAAATTTGTTGAAAATGAAGATCCAAATAGATACTTGGTCGAGCATATACTTCGCGGAGATTCAGGAGATGGTATACCAAACGTTCTAAGTCCTGATAATACCTTTGTTGATGGTCTTCGCCAAGCACCTATGACAAAGAAAAGAATAGAAATGTATTATGATACTTTCTCAATGGGAGACGAAGTCTATCGTAATTATTGCCGGAATAAGAAACTTATTGATTTAAGAAGTACACCAGAAAATTTAAAAGAATTAATAATATCAACATATAGAAATATAAATGTTTCTCATTCTAGTAAAGTCTTAAATTATCTAATTAAGAATCGCTGTAAAATGTTAATTGAATGCGTAGGAGAATTTTTATAATGTCACTCTATATACACGAAGTATTAAAGAAAGTAAATGAAGCAAAAGAAGATAAAGATAGGGTTGCTCTATTAAAAGAACATAATTCTTTAGCACTAAGAAATATATTACGTGGATCCTTTGATGCATCACTAGAATTTATTTTACCAGAAGGTAGTCCTCCATATAAAGCTGA